TTATTTAAGTCCTTGTGAGATATTCTATAATTGCCAATTGATACACTGGATGCTTTTATCTTACCTTGATGAATCCAGTTCCTCATTGTTCTTGAAGAAACTCTGTGATGTTTAGCTGCTTCTGCAACTGTATATAGTTTATTGATTTCGTTGTACTTTTGAAGTGCTTGAAATACTGCTTGTTCTATTTCTTGTGTTTTCATGTTGTTAGGGTTTTAGTTTCCTTATTCACAAAATTTTGCATGATTGAGATTAACTTGTCTTGATGTTTGTTTGGCACTTGATAAAAGCCACCAAACCAATTATTGCGAACTGATAAAGGATTAAGATTAAAATGTTCAGCAACAAGCATTGTAAGCTCTTTTTTATTGCTAGTTTTGTTATAAAGGTGTTTAATATTAGAATTGTGCATTTTTATACTTTATTTGCGTAAATACTTCACAAATATATACAAATAATATTAATAATAATAATTATGTATAAAAAAATGCAGTAAAAATGTTATTTATATCTGTTATAAACAACGAAAAAAAATACAATTAGGAAGTAAAAATGTATATATAAACGTTAAAATATCGTACTTTAACGTAACACCATGAAAAAACACTATGTCCACACCAGCCCAAAGAATAGATTTACTGATAAATGCTTTAAATCTTAATATAAACTCATTTTCTAAAGAATGTGGTTACCCTACTTCTGCAACAATTTGGAGATTAATTAATGAAGGTGCAAAGCCATCTAATCCAACATTAAATAAAATCTGTAATAGATTTCCACAAGTAAACAGAGAATGGTTAATGACTGGCTACGGAAGTATGTTTACAACTCAAGAAAATGATGATTTAACAGTAACAGCTAAACAGGTTATTGATAAACTACAAGCAAACACAGAAAGCCTTAAAAACGAAATTCAAGACCTTAAAGAACAGTTAAAATTTATCAATGCATCTTTGTTAGGTATTGAAACTTCTCTCGGTATAGAGATGAAAGAAAAAACAATAAAAAATAAAAATGTTTAATTTTTTTTAACATTTGTTAAATTTTATTTTAAAACTTAAAAAAATTACGTTCTATTTTGTACATTAGAAGCATGCATGAATCATTAGAATTTATTTTAAACTTTAACGAAAATCACCACTTGTACTCAGAAGAAGAAAAAGAAAGACTATTGAAGGAATGGAAAAAAATGTACAGTGAGTATCTCATTTCAAAAGTAGATGCACAGCTTGCTAAAATATAGCATCCACATATTTTTCTAATTCGTTTTCTTGAAACTTCTTATAAGTCTTTAATGTTTTTGGATCTCTGATGCCTGTAATAGCCATTATAATATGGTCAGGAACATTATTGTTTGCTGCAATAGTTATAAATGTTCTTCTAGCAGTATGTGAACCTACAAGACTGTAAAATGGTTTTACTTCAATAATTCGTTCACTGCCTTTGTATTTAGTAGTGGTAACTTCTTCATTGAATCCAGCCAGCTTACAAACTTCTTTGATATTGTCGTTAAACTTCTGATTGCTTACTTTAGGCAATCTCCACTCCCATTTGTTAAGTAAAGCATTTAATTTCTTAGATATTGGAATGTAACTTTTGTATTGTGTTTTTTCTGCTCTCTTTACAATTCTATTGTTTATTACATCTGATTTTTTAAATACAGAATAATCACTAAATCTTTGCCCTGAATAAATACCTATCAAAAACAAATCTCTGTATTTATCTAAAACAGAATTTAATTTTAAATTTTCTAGTATTTCAATTTTATCTTTTGTTAGTGAAACATGATCCGCATCATGTGTTTTGACACTTACTTGGTTATAAGTTTCATCTGTTTCAATACCTGTGTATCTGCACCATTTTAAAAAAGTCTTGAAATAACCTAAGTTTCTATTTAATGTAATATCTGTTAAATTGTGGTCTTTTCTTAGATAATTTACAAATCCAATTAAAAAACTTTTATTAACTCCTAAAACCCCTATTTGAATCCCTGTTTTGTTTTCATATGCAATTAACTTGTTTCTAAGTGCTGAATATTTTTCAATCGTTCTGGATTGATATTTACCAAGTGATTTTTTTTCTTTAACGTATTTATTAATTAAATCTATTACTCTATCATTAGAAACTACTACATGCTTAAATTTAGCATCTAAACGCTTCTTAAGTTCACTTCTAGTTACTTGTTTCTTTTCTAGTTCTATATTACTGATAGAAATGTGTAAATGTTCCACTATTCTATTAAGTTGGTTTGTGATTTGTTTTAACTCAAAACCAGCAGCTCCAGATTTTGGCCTAGGCATCCTGCTTTCTTTGTTCCAGTTTTTAGGATTTATTGAAATCCCTGTTGAATAAGTAAATGTTTTCTTTTCAGATTTTACATAATATCTTACTTTTATTGCTGATGTTTTTTTGTTTGGGGTGTCTAAATAAAAATACATTCGGTAAAGGATTCGGTAAAGTTTTTATGTATTTATTTTCCTATTTATCGGAATCTGTGTACAATGATAATTAAAATTTATCTGTATTTTTACCTTATTTTCCTATTTATCGGAAATTGACGGAAAAAAGTTATAATCCCTTCCTCTCTGCAACCCTAAGCTGTAACCTATTTAAAATCAATTAGTTACATCTTTTTTATTTTGATTCGGTAATCTATTCGGTAAAGTTTAAGTATTTTCTATATACTATCTTCCATCCTTTTTTCAATTTCTTTAGTAGAATAATAAACTTTACTACCAATATATTTTTTATTCAAAATTCCTTGTCTATGCCATTCATCAGCAGTTGCCCTAGAAATATTTAGTGTTTTTAACACCTCTCTAATAGGCACATAGCTAATCTTTGTTCCTGAAATAACATCATCTAGTTTGTCAAGTCTTTTGTGGATTCTTTGAACCTCATATATTAAGTCCTCAATCTCTATTTGTTCTAATAATACTTTCTGCATATCGTTCTAATTTTTATTACAACGCAAAGATTTTTAAAATAGTCGGAACTAAAAAGGGGTAAAAACGGGCAATTAACAAATAGTAAGTGAGTAGTAACTTTTTTTTTAGAAATAATGTGTTAATCTTGCAACTTGTCCATTAACAGGATGATGAATAAATCCTTCAATTGCTTTATTGTTTGAACTTTGATAACCGTTTCTGTGATGCCATGAGTCTGATTCTGAGCAGCTTCTTAAACTTTCTAATGTAATTCCTGCAAAGTCCTTACTTGATTTATGGTGAACATGATGCGTGTATATGTATCTGTGTTTACATTCACTCCAATAGTTTGCAGCTTCATCAGCAACTACCATAGGTAAAGTGTTATTAGAACAGCCATCTCCATGCGTTGTTGCAATTAAGTTAGAATGATATTTAAAATACTTTCTGTGAGATATTGAACAGTCGAAGTCAATATTATCACATTTTCTAAACCATGTTTTTATGGTGTCGCTTAAAAAAAAACTACTTTGATAATCATGATTAGAAGGATTAAAAACAAAAGTAATATCAGCAACTCCCATTAAATGTTCTAACACATCTATATATAACTGTTTGGCATGTAAAAAATTTTCATACCACATACCTTCTGTATCTTGTGGAGTTCCGCTTGTTGTAGTTCTTTTAGGAGTGTCTACATGTAGAATATCATTTCCAGCAACAAATAGTATTTTATCTATATTAAAGCCGTTAGACTTATCTAAAATACCTTGCACACCTTCATGAACTCTTTTAACTGCTGTTTCAGTGTCGTATTTATTGCCAGTTTCATATATAGTAGATAGTTTGCCGATGTGAACATCTGCTGGATCAATAACTAACAAATGTCCATCTTTCTGATTTTTTCTTTTTATTTTTTTATAAGCTGGAGAATGTTTTTTTAGCTCCTCAATAATATCATCTTTAAACTGATTATATGCTTTTAGTCTAAAAGATGGATTTTTAACAAATAAACTGGATTCTTTACTTTTAACCCACAGGTGTTTAATGTCATCAACGTCTACGTTGTTAAAGTCTGCTTCTTTTTTTATCCTTCTATAATTTTGAATAACATCAATTTCATCTGCTGTTACTCTCATTTTTGGATTGCCGTTGTCCTTGTATCTTTGGTGGTGTTTTTTCATGGTTTGCGTTTGGCAATGCTTCCAAAGTAGTAACCCACTATTGAAAGTACAATGCCTTCTACAATTCCTGTTGTGTGTATCATTAGTTCTTTGTTGTGTTCAGGAACTGTAATAAAAACAATTGCATATACTAGAAATAAAAAACTAAATAAACCAACAATTCCTGTTAAGTTCATCATCCAGTCTTTTGCGCCTGTTTTCATTATTTCTACTTCACGCTTTCTAGCTGAATCTCTATCTTCTACTTCTAATTTGTAAAATTCAACTGCTTGCTGATGAAGCATTTTCTTTTCTTCTCTTGTAAGCTCAGGTTCTACATCAATTAAATTCTTGACTACTCCCATCACTCCCTTATCAGGTAACAAATCTCCTACTACATCTAATATTTTAGGAGCTTTATCTTTTAGTAATTTACCTAGTTTACTATCCTTTAGCTTTTTCATTTAAATAATCTTTAGCTGCTTTGCTTTTAGGTTTAAATCCTTTTGGCTGGAACTCTAAATATTCAAGTTCAGCATCAAAACATGGACATGACTTCATCCACTCATGCTTCTCTACTCCATCCCCGTCCTTATCTACACTTAAATCCCTATGTCCATGAATTGTTGCTTTTGGATATATGTGTTTTAATTGCTTAATTAATTTTATTAATAGTTCCTTTTGTCTTTCTGTTCTTGTGTCTTTTGCTTTACCATTACTATCTAAACCACCGATGTAACATATAGCTGCAGCGTGTGAATTATGTCCTCTTGCAGATGCAGGAATCCTATGTAAAGGCCTTCCAAATTCTATTTGTTGATGTCCAATAATGTAATGATAACCTATGTCTGACCATCCTCTTGCTAGATGCCATCTTCTAATAGTGTCGGCTGTTATTGCTTGTCCTTCTCTAGTTGCAGAACAGTGAATATGAATTTCTTTTATTTGTCTATTCATCCTTATATCTTTTAGTTGCCGTTCTTTTTTTCGCGTTGGAGATTAAACGGTTTTCCATTTTCACAATCTTAACTTTAAGATGTGTGTTTTCTTTGATTAAGTCATCAATCTTATTTTCTAGTTCTGAGATTTTTGCAGTTAGGTTTTTTATTTGTTCAGTAAATACATTATCTACCCTTTCTTCTTTCTTTGCTCCTATGTCAATTTTTTGCTTTATTATAGACCAAATTTCTTTAATACCTAAAGCACCCACTAAAGAGGATATTATAATTAATAATGATTCATTTTCCATTTTTATGTTATTTACCTTGTCCACGATATTTCTTTTTATAACCCGCTTGTCCTTTACTAGCATTTTTACTATGCTTTCCTTTTCTTTTCTTTTTCGGCCTACCTAATATGCTTATTGAATATCTCATTCAGTAATAGACCATTCACTTGTACTCATTAATTCTAAAACCTCACTATAAGTTAAAACCTCAACAGGTGTTACAGTTCCATCACTTATAAATGTTGGTGTTGAATTGTATTTAATTACAAATTGAGTTTCATCAATTGACTTTCTTACAGTATTTGCACTTGTTTCACCAACTTGAGAAAAATCAACATTTGCTAAATCTGAAATATTTAAAATTGTATATGTTCTGTTATTTTCCATTATGGTGTATTTGTTTTTCTATCTGCTTCTTCCATATTATTACTAGTTGCGTTATTTCCTCCACTACCTTGGTCAGTTAGTGTCCAAGTTCCTCCACTATATGTTCCTTCTTCACCCATTCTATACCACGCTACTGGATTTAATGAAGATATATTGGAAGGTGTTCCGCTTCCGTATATTGTATTAATATCTGTTTGAGATAATATCGAATTAAAAACTGAAACCTCATCAATGTTGCCTTTAAAAAATCCAAAATTTGTTCTTAAACCTCCGATTACAAAATCACCAGTCAAAGGTATATGTGCATATAATAATTTATTTGTTATTTCTTTTACACTATCTATATAAACATTAAAAATAGTTCCACCAGTATCATATTGTATAGTCTGGACAATGTGATGCCAATTTCCATCATTTAAATTGCTTGTGCTGAAAGTATTCCCTCCTTGTCCTTGTATTAAAATTCTAGATTGTGTAGGTTCATAATAAATTCTAATTGGCGAACCATTTGGATGACTACTATTAATTCCAATTGGAAAAGATGCTGTAAAAAAAGACACTCCAGTAGTATCCATTTTTATCCAACAACTTAAAGTTACATTTGGAACAGCTGTATATGCCAAACTTAAACCTGTTGAAAATGTTTCATCAACACCATCAAATTCGAAACTATATACATTTGAAAATGGAGCAGCCGTCACAGATAAATTAAAATCTGCACTAACACCATCAACAGTATAAGTAACAACGTGAGCCGCAATACTAGAAGCACTTAAATTAATTTCACCTGTTGAAGTACTTACAAACACTAAACCACTTGTGCCACTAAACGTACCGCCTGTTGTTCCTGTTATAGTTGGAGTAGGATTTGCATCCGCTTGTGTGAATGATGCAGCTGAATAACTAAAATCAGCACTCACACCAATTAGAGCAGTGTCACCTGCGTAACTACTATCATAAATAGAACCTGCGCCAATGTTATTTGTAGCTAGTTTTCCATAACCATTAGTGTTGTTCTTTGCTGCTTGCCCCCATCCGTTTGTAACTGCCATAATCTTAATTTAATACCCAGCCACCAAAATCATCTTGGTAATCTGGGCTAATGTCATCATTTGAATTAGTATAATATTCAGGAAACATGCTACTTGCATTAAAGTTTAAAAAGTCAATCATTCTAGTAGAATAATACTGTGCTGCATCCCTTTCTTTTTCTACCATTTTATCAATTTCTTCACTTGTAAGTGCTGTTGCATTTTCAGGATTGTTTCTGTACACACCACCGTTTCCAATTGTAATACTTAAATATGGTAAAGCATACATCATTGCATAATGAATTAAAACCGGTTTGATATAATCATTTACTAAAGTCAAATAGTTTCCTGTTAGTGTTTGTGGATTTGCAGCTATGTCAGCAGATATTTTATCATAAAGTTTACTTCCTAACAGCCTTTGAATATCTATATCTTGTGCCATGTCTATATAAGGCAGAAGCTTATCAGTGTCAATGTTTCCATTGGCTGCTGTGAACCTTACTAAATCTTTTCTTTGTATGAATAATGCTTTTGCCATTTATTAAAATAAATTATATATTTTTTTAACTGCGTTTCCTTGTTTTACCATTTCATTTGCCATTTCTTGGAATTTTTTAAATTCAGCTGGTGGTTTTACTCCTAATTCTTTAGCTAATTTTTCTACTTCATCAAGTTTTTTAATCATTATACCACCAGCTCTTAAAAGTCCATTGTATTTAATTAATTCACTTTTAAAATCTTTTTGTACTTGTCTACCTCTTTTTGCTGCATCTTTTATATCATCAACAATAGACAACTCTATTCTTTCTGCACTTAACTCTACATTCTCCCTATGTAGGTTTAATTTTTTATATATTCTTTCTTGTGTTGTCATGTCTTTATTTTAATTTACGCTCTAATTCAATAAAAAATTTACCAGCTTCTGTTATTTTACTATCTAAACTAACTCCAACTTTTTTTGCTATTTTAAGAACTTCTTGATAATCTTTTTCTCTTCTTGCAGCAAGATTTTCTAAAGAACTTATTTTTCCTTTTGCTATTTCAGCATCTTTTATTATATCTTGAACTAAAGCCAACTCTACTCTATTCGCTTTCAATTCTACCTTGTTAATGCTATTCAGTTTACTATATATTCTTTCTTGTGTTGTCATTTTTGATTTATTTTTAAATATCCTTAGCAGCAGATTCTATTTTTATTGCAGAACTTCCCCAAGAACCACTTAAATTTCCAACTACTTTAAACATCATTTTAGCTCTTTTTTCAATATTATCAGCTCCTAATTCTTTTGCCATTCCTTCAAGTTTTTTATAATTATCTTGAAGTTTATCAAGGTTATTACTAACAGCTTCTAACTCATTAGCAAGTTTTAAAATTTTATTTTTAATTTTAGGAGCTTCTGATGCTATTTTTTTATATCTACCATCTAAATCATCAATTGCACCTAATTCTATCTTCTCAGATTTTAACTCTACCTTGTTAATGCTGTTCAGTTTGCTATATATTCTTTCTTGTGTATTCATATCTTTATTTTGTTGGATAAGCTCCCCTATCACTTCGTGTTCTTTCTGCTTTAGCAGCTCTTTTATGTCCTCTTGGTGTTGGTTTGTAAGAATTTGGAATCTTTTTTACATTCTTGTAATCTGCTAAGTCTCCACTTCCTTTTTTACCATCTAATGCTGGGCCTATCTTCATTTTATATAATACTTCCTTCCATATATGGCGGCAGTTCATACCCGCTTTTAGCTTAAATAAATCGAAGCTTTGTCCGTTGTGCATAGGTAAACCAGCCTTTT